AACGTAGGAACAGTAAACGCAACAGACGTAAGAATTAACAACGTATCATTTAACAATCCGTTCAGTGGTGATTATAATGATTTAGCTAACAAGCCAATTATTCCAACAGTACCAAGTGCCTTAAGTGCTTTTGCAAATGACGTTGGTTACTTGTCAGCAGGTACTACAACGGATCAAGTTAACGAAGGTACAACTAATTTATACTTTTCAAATGCTAGAACAGATGCACGTATTAATAGTGCAAACTTACAAGCATTAGCCAACGTAACAAATCCAGCGGCTGGTGATGATGGTAAAGTAGTATACTATGATCATGCTTCACAAACTTTCAAATACAAAGCTACTGTTACAGAATTAGATACATTAGACACAGTTTTAACCAGAGGTAACAGCACAACAAAAGATATTATTACAACAGGCAGAGTTTATTTTGCTAACGTATTCGCAACATTGGCAGACTTACCAAGTGCATCTAGCTATCATGGTATGTTCGCACACGTACATGGTACAGGTAAAGCCTACTTTGCACACGCAGGTGTTTGGATACCACTAGCACAAGAAAGTGGTGGAACATTATTACAAGTAGCGGCTGATGATTCAACAGTTAGAAGTATTGGCTACGGTGAAACAATGCAAATTACAGGTGGCGGTGGTATTACTACTGCTTCTGATGTTGAAGGTAATATCATTATTACTGCTTCAATAAACTTAGGCGATATTAATGATGTAACCACAACAGGTGCTAACAATGGACAAGCCCTTATTTGGAACAACGCATTAAGTAGATGGGAGCCAGGATCAGTTTCAAGTTCAATCAGCGAGATAGGTGATCTATCAGATGTTGATGTTACAACGGTTGCTCCACAAAATGATTATGCTTTAAGTTGGAACGCAAGTGTAAACAAATGGAGACCTCGTGCGTTAAACAACATTGATGCCGCAACTATTCAAGTAACAACTGATAATAGTGCCGCAACACAATATCCAATGTTTGTAGGATCCAACGGTGGTGCTCAACAAACAGCTAGAACAGATGCAAACTTTAATTACAATCCAAACACTAATACACTTGGAGTAAATGTAATTAATGCATCAACACTTGGTACAACAGATTTAAACGTTAGTGGAACATTAGATAACGGATCAAACGAAATTACAGTTGGCACACACTTCAAGATGGCAAGTGCCGCAGAAACTAGATACTATGCAGGTGACAACGGAAACTATACTGCCGTTAGAGCACCAGCAACTTTATCAGGTAACACAACATTTATTTTACCAGACGGTGATGGTAGTGCAGATCAAGTATTAAAAACAAATGGTGCAGGCGTATTAGATTGGGTTGATCAAACAGGCGGTGGCGGTGGTGCACAAAACTTATTCAGCACAATAGCAGTAGCAGGACAAACAAACGTTGTAGCAGATTCAACAACAGATACATTAACACTGGCGGCTGGTACAAACATTACTATTACAACTGATACATCAACAGATACAATTACAATTAATGCATCAGGTGGCGGTGGAGCAGGTAATCCAGGTGGGTCTGATACACAGGTACAATTCAATGATGGTGGTAGCACATTTGGTGGTGACGCAGGATTAGTATACAATAAATCAACTGATACATTAACAGGTGTAAACATATCCGCAACAACTATAAGTGCAACAACAGTAACAGCAGATACATTACAAACATCAGGAACTGGTATACCAACATTTACAAGTGCAAGTAACATTATATTTGATGCCGCGAATGCCGTTGTATTACAGAGAACTCCTTTAAGATTAGGAAGTTATGACCAAGATGGATTAAATGCTTTAGTACCACAAAAAGGTGATGTTGTATTTGATCAAAATGCAAGTGACATGGTATTCTACAATGGTAGTGATTGGGTAGGATCAGGATCACAGTTTAGCTTTAGCATAGGTGCTGATGACTCTTCAATGCAATTAATAAGCAGAGGAGAATCAATCAAGATTGCAGGTGGTACAGGTATTACAACTTCAAGTGATACAGAAGGTAATATTACTATTACACGTGCCAACATTATGATAGATAACCTATCAGATGTTACTATAACAGCACCAAGTAACGGACAAGTTTTAAAATACAATGGTAGTAATTGGGTTAACGGCACTGATAACGAAGGCAGTGGTGGTATTAGTATTAGTTCTCCAAATGCAGGTGATATGGTTTATTACAATGGTAGTGCTTGGGCGGCTACACAAGGTCCAGTTTACTACTACACAGTATCATCAAATGGTTCAAGTGCATACAGATTTGCAGGACCAGGTGTTAGTGCAACAGCTGACAATCCAAACTTAACATTGTACAAAGGTGCTACGTATATTTTCAACAACACTACAGGATCAGGACATCCATTTGCAATTAGAACAGGCAGTGGTGGAAGTTCTTTTACAGAAGGTGTTAGTGGGTCAACAACAGGAACACAAACATTTACAGTACCACATGAACCAAGTGATACGTCATTGGTATACCAGTGTACAATTCACGGGGGCATGATAGGTAACTTAACAATAGTCTAGGAGTTACTATGTCAGAGAAACATTACGTCGTTTCATTAAAAAAGGGAGTAGATAAGGAACAGTTCTTAAATGAACTGAACACATCAACATCTATTACTGACATTCCAGATAGAGTAGTCGATAACGTAAACACTAGACCAATCAGTAAACGTATGCTAGAGGTTGCTCTTACAGATGAAGAAGCAACAGAATTATTAAAAGATTCAAGAGTAGGTGGAGTCAACGAACCTTTGGTTTGGGACGATGAATGGCTAGACTATGAGCAAGAAGGAACGTTCATTAGAAACAGCACATCTACTTCAAGAGACAACTGGGGATTTAAAAGACACTCAGCAACAGTAAATGAATGGGGATCTAGCACAGGAAATGATTTAGGTGGATCATATGATTATCATTTAGATGGTAGTGGTATTGATTACATACACCAAGAAACAAAATTTAGATACGATCATCAAGAATGGCAAGACAAAGATGGCAACAGTCGTCTACAACAGTTTCAATGGAATACACTTCCTAACTGTGGGTCAATAGCAACATTAGATTATAGCAGTTCATCAGGTTCAAGCTATCATGCTACTCACTGTGCCGGAACGGCAGTTGGTAAAACATATGGTTGGGCCAAGAACGCAAACATATTTTGTTTGGATATGAATACTGTAAACTCAAGCTATTGGTTTGATGCTATCAAAGAATTTCACAAAGCAAAAACTATTAATCCAATCACAGGATTTAAAAGACCAACTGTGGTAAGTGCTAGTTGGGGTTACAAATCATACTTCTCAAACATTACAGATATTAACTTTAGAGGATCAAGTGTTGGTTCTGTTAAAAGTTCACAGTATGGAATGATTGGAGATAGTTCAAATAGATTCAATGCACAGATTTATAACTTGATGGCAGAAGTAGAAGAAATGCAAGACGAAGGTGTACACTATCATAAGAGTGCAGGTAACCAAGCACAAAAATTATGTTTCTCAGGAGATGTAGATTATAACAACTATATTACAAGAAGTGTAAACTCAGGAGGAATTACAGCAGGTAATCCTATATACTACAATAGAGGTGCAGGTAACATAGGTCCTCATACTATTGTATGTGGTAACTTAGATAGTGCATTATATTCAAGTTCAGAAGCTTGTCAATCAGGAAGTGATAAAGGACCAAGAGTTGATGTTTATGCGGCAGGAACAAATATTGTTAGTGCATATAATACAAGCTCATCAGCAATATATAATTTAACAGGAACATCAATGAGTACTCCTAATGTAGCAGGAATGAGCTGTTTAGTATTACAATTAAATCCAGGATTTACTCCTGCACAATTACGTAACTGGTGGCATACTAACAGTCTTAAAGGACAACTATATCAAGGTTCAACAGATGAAAGTAATCCATCTACGTTCTTTAACAACAACAGAAATTTAATGAGTCCAGATGCAACATCAAACAGAATTGCTTATCTTGGTAACTTAAATAAAAGCAAAACGTTTAGTAAGAAAAAAGGTTTAGATACAACAGGACCGTCAGGATTTAAAATGAGTGGTAATAACTAATGGAAGAATTTAGAGTTATAACAAACAAGGGAACCGATGTAGCTGAAATAGATCAGTTACTACAAAAAGACACGTCAGGTGATTCTAGTGTTGATTCTAATATCATTCCTGATAGAACTTGTGATGTTTCACACGCAAAAGCAACTAACAATAGAATTACTTGTTATATGCTTGAACCAGAAGAAGCAGTTAAACTTAAAAACGATCCTAGAATTAAAGATGTAGAACCTTCAAGCACTGATCAGGCGGCAGAGCCTTTTGCAGTACAGAATGATCAATTCCAAAGAACAATTACAGATAACCAAGCTGATAAGAACTGGGGATTGTATAGACACTTATTTCAAGAGTGGCAAGCCAATCAAGCGGCAAGTAGCACGTTCTCAGGAGATTATACTTACACACTAGATGGAACAGGCGTAGACATTGTTATACAAGATGACGGTGTTGATCCTACAGGACATCCTGAGTGGGAAGACTACAATGGTACTACAAGGTTCCAACAAATAGATTGGTATGCGGCATCAGGTGTATCTGGAACAATGCCTGCTAACCATTACACAAATATAACTAATGATTCAAACAGAGCAGGTGCTCATGGTAGTCATTGCTGTGGTATTGCCGCAGGTAAGACATACGGTTGGGCCAAGAATGCACAATTATTTTCAGTAAGATTGTTTGGTGGAAGTGCGGCCATGAATATGAACGATATCTATGATGTTATCAGAGAATGGCATTTAAGAAAACCAATTGATCCTAACACAGGATTTAGACGTCCTACTATCGTTAATCAGAGTTGGGGATACAGTTGGTATTACAGCAACAATGCTGGTGCACAATTACAATCAATCTTTTTTAAAGGTGTAGATCAAAACATTACACCAGCAAGTTTTTCAAGTGCGTTTGTAAACTATGGAATGGTTAATTCAAAACATCCTACACAAAATAGTTTTGCAGACACAGAACAAGAAATGTTAACTGATGCAGGTATTATCTGTGTTAAGGCGGCCGGTAACGCATATCACCCTTGTGCGTATGGAGTAGCAGGATCAGGTGAATACGGCAGTGACATTTATAACAGCTATTACACAATTAATCAATATCATAACGGACAAGGTGTTGCCGCAGGACAACCTGTGTATTATAACAGACCAAGTTCACCACATAGCACAGATACGTTATGGGTAGCAAACATGGATACAACACAATATGGTAGTGATGAAAAAGTAAGAGTTGACAGTGAACGTGGACCAAGAATAGATATTACTGCCGCAGGTGATGATATTTCTAGTGCAACTAGCCAAACAAGTATATACGGATCTAAACAACTTTATCCAGGAAGTTCAACACACTACATGGCTAAGATAGGTGGAACTAGCATGGCGGCTCCGCAAATAACAGGAATGGGTGCATTATGGTTACAAGCAAATCCAGGTGGAACTGCACAACAATTTAAAGACTTCTTAAAAAATAATGCTAACGCAACACTATATGACAGTGGTACAGCAGAAAGCTTCAGTTACAGCAACAGCTATCCACGTTTATACGGTGCTCCTAATAGGGTAGCACATTGGCCTTACAGCAGTCCAAATCCTATTAGATTTAGAGGCACTAACGGGAACGATCAATAGATAAATATAGTATAGGAAGAGAAAATGGCTTTACAAACAATAAACATAGGAACACTAGCAAACGACGGAACAGGTGATGATCTGCGTGAAGCGTTTATTAAGGTTAATCAAAACTTCGATGATCTAGATTTACGTTCTCCAGAAAGTACAACTGTTACTAATTTAGGTAATACTGGTGAAGGTGTTTTTGCACAAAAAGTTGGTTCTCAACTACAAATGAAGAAACTAGTACAGGGTTCAAATGTAACACTAACTAGTTCTACTACAGGAATTACAATTAATGCTACTGGTGGTTTACAACAATTAAACGTTGTTTCAGACAGTGGTAGTATGCAAATAGCAGACGGTGGCACACTTAATATATTTGGTGGTGCTGGTGCTAATACAAGTGTAAGCGGAAACGTATTAACAATAGCTTCACAGGCTGAAGTCAAGTCAGATACTACACCAGAACTAGGCGGAAGTCTAAATGCTGGTGGAAATGACATTTCTAATGTAAATACACTTACAGCAAGTAACTTCAGCGGTGCACTAACTGGTAACGTACAAGGGTTAGTATACGGCGTTGATATTAGAAACATTGAACCTAACACAGCAGGTTTTGACTTTGGTAGTTTAAGTAATGATGTTAGAGGTTTGTCAGATTGGTTAATATACGAAACTGATATAGACTTCGGAGCAATACTAACACCAGATGCTAGAAGCTTTGATGCAGGGGTTATAAGTTAAGGATAAAAAATGGCAACACTAACAATTACATCAAACGGTTTACCTAATCCGGCGGCATTTGGAAAGCCATTCGGACAAAATGCTTTTTCACCAAGTGCAAATGTTGTATCTGGACAATCATATAATTATTCATTTACTTACAGAGGTGGAGAAAATACAAGTAATCCGCAGTTAGTGACTTCACTTACTCCATTAGGTATCTTTAACAATGGTGTTGTTTTCTTTAGTCCAAGTGCAGGAGTAGGACAAGTTCCTCCAGGATTAGATCCAACAGCAGATGCACCAGGAACAGGATTCGAATATAACGCAGTTCAATTTAGAACAAACTACGGCGGAGATGACGCAGGTGGTTGGCCAGAAACTGATGGACAATATCACTATATGTCAGGGCAGTTTTTAAACTTACCAACAGGTTCAAGTGAATCAACAGCAGGTTGGAGTACAGCAATGGTAACAAGTGCTTCACCGGCCGCTACGTATTACACAGGAAGTAACTTCAGCGGAGATCACTTTAGACACGCAGATGGACACAGTAAGATTTTAGGATATTGTTTTGACGGTTATCCTATTTACGGACCTTATGGCTATTCAGACTACAATGACCCATCATCAGTAGTAGTTAGAATGACAAGCTCATATCAATACTACTCAACAGAACCAACAGGTAGAGGATACTTGTACGGTGCCAAAACAGCAGGAACATTTATTAACGATCACGAGTATCAAATAGGTACAGGGTTATTAGATGAATTCAATGGTAGATTTGAAAAAACACCTGAGTATGTTAACGGTACATATTGTTATCATGTTAGTGTAGATTCTAGTTTACAGCCCGTATATCCATACATTGTTGGGCCTAGCACTAAACAACAAAGAGCATATTAATAGCCATCAATTCCGATAAATACTGTAAAGTTTAAGGATTTGATATGGCAGTACCACAGTGGACACAAAAATCAGGATATAAGTTAGCAACTCTACAGGAAAGAGTTACTACTACTATCACATTACCTATTGCTCCAGGATCATCTAGTGGAACAGGGTTTGACCCTGGTACTACAGAAATCAGCTTTCCTGCACAAAGTAGGATATCAAATACAACTGTAATAAACATTGAAAAGACTTGGACACAAGGTGGTAATTCTGTTACTTACACTTATCCAATAGCAATCAGAATACCTACTATTACTGCACTCAATGATAAACGTATTCCTGTTGCAATTTTACTACACGGTGCTGGTGGTAATGGTACTAATGAAATAGGTAGTTGGCAAAATTATTTAGGTGATCATATTCTTGTTGCTCCAACTGGTTACAACAACGAATGGAATGTTGCACACGAAAATACAAAAGCACCAGATATAGAATTTTTACAAGATTTAATTACACAACTAAAATTGTTTAGTAACGTAGATAACACTAAAATAAGACTAGTTGGTTTTAGTAATGGTGCGGCATTGGCTAACAGAGCTTACGTACAAATAGATGACACAGCAATAGATGTTATCTGTACCATAGGCACACAATTCTTTGACCCTATGTTTAGAAATGATACATTTTACATTCCATCAGGTGAAACTGGAATTACAACAGCAGAATACAATACTGCAAAGACTCCAACAACAGGAAGAAAGTTTTTAAACATACACGGAACAGCTGATACAACTATTCCTTATGCAGGTGGCTCACACGCATTTGGTTATAGTTTCTTAGGTGCTCAAGAAAGTGTTTATGAAGTAGCAAAGTCACAAGGATACACAGGAAATATTATTCCAGACGCAGGAGGAATATATTATGGTGTAACTGGAGTTTATTATTACTCATACCTTGCAGGTCAAGTTACACACTACAAGACACCAGCAGGTCATGGTGTAGAAGATTACATGAAGAACATTATTGGATTGTTCTTAGGATATACTCAAGCATCTGCACCTAACATATTTTTAGAGCAAGGTTCCGTAACAGACATTAACTTAAACACAGACGTAATTACACTTATTAGTGGAGAACTTCCACCAGGTATGCGTTTGGTAGACAACAAGGTTGTAGGTACACCATTTGAAGTATCTAGAGATACAGAATATGAATTTGTTTTAAGAGCTAAAAACAATGATGGTGTTAGAGATAGAACACTTAAGATAGAAATACAAGGACCTGACATTCCTGTATGGACAACAGCAGAAGGTAAACTACCATTAGGACCTAATAATAGTTTTTACATTTTAGATAGTAGTGTAGTAGACTTTCAACTTTCAGCCATAGACGCAGATTTACCAACAGGGCAAACTTTGGAATATTATATTGGTGATGGCGACGGTACGCTACCTCCAGGAATAACGCTAACCACAGATGGTAAGTTAGTTGGTATTGTAGATCCTATATTAGCACTTGATGAAAGAAGTGGTAATGGATTTTACGATATGGCACAGTTTGACTCATATGCGTTTGACTTTGGTATGAGAAGTGCAAACGGTTTTGAAAGTTATTACTACGATACGCAAGGGTACGACTATGCTATTAAGACACAGAGTCCTAAGAAGTTAAACAGAACATATGAATTTACTGTAAGTGTAAGTGATGGCGATACAATTACAAAAAGAAAGTTTCAAATATTTTTAGTAGGTGATGACTTCCTACGTGCAGATAATACTATCATGCAAATAGGTACAGGTATATTTACTGCGGACAACACGTTCATTAGAACACCTATGTGGTTAACTCCTGCGGACTTAGGTTTCAAAAGAGCAAACAACTATGTAACTATTTTCTTAGATGTGTTTGATCCTAACTCACTTGTAGGAGAATTAAGATACTTATTAAAAGCAACTAATCCAGATAACTCAACAAGTACAATACCACCAGGTATGACACTAGATGTTACAACTGGTGAGATTGCAGGTCGTGTACCTTATATGCCTGCGGTAACTAAAGAATACAAATTTACAGTTTCAGCACAGAGATTTATAGATCAAAGTTTATATGCTGAAAAAGAAAAAACATTTACAGTAAGAGTATTAGGAGAAGTTGAAAGTACAATTACTTGGAATACTGCGGAGGCACTTGGTAGCATCAATGCAAACTTTATTAGTACGTTTGCCGTTAGTGCCACAACAACTGTAACTGATACAGCATTATTATATGACGTAACAGCAGGAACTTTACCACCAGGATTAAAACTTAACCATAATGGTGAAATAGTTGGTAAGGTAAGACAATTTGCTACAGGAACCGATTTAGGATTAACAACTATTGATGCAAACAATTTTAGTTTGGACGGTGGTACAACAAGCATTGACAGAAAATTTAGTTTCACAGTAAGAGCTAGAGATAGATTTGGATTTAGTGCAACTACTAGAGAATTCAACATTGTAGTAAGTGATCCAGACAACGTAACATACAGTAACCTCTACGTAAAACCCCTTCTTAAAGCTACACAGAGGTCTGCATACAGCAACTTCATTGGTGACCCTAACGTGTTTACACCAGGATCAATTTATAGACCAAATGACCCAGAATTTGGATTACAAAAAGAAGTTAAGATGCTTGTATACTCTGGATTGGAAACAAAAGAAATTAGAAACTATATCGCGGCAACTAGATTAAACCATAAAAGAAAAAGATTTAAAATGGGTGCAATCAAAACAGCCGTTGCCCAAAAGTCAGGAACTAGCACAACTATATATGAAGTAGTTTATGTTGAAGTAATTGACCCAAGTGATATAAACAGTGGTACACTAAAAGTAAGAACAAAGGATACTATTAGAAGTAATAAAAAAATTACTGTTGATAGTGTTGAATACGAAACTAGAGATGATGCATCTAAGGAAGGTGCAGGATTGGCAGTATTCACTATTGAAAACTCAATTGGTAGAAATGTAATTGTTAGGGCGTTCGGAAACGATCTATCTGTTCTAGCAAGAAACGGTGGTAGTATAATTATTGACGCTAATGGTATTATTCAAGTAACTACTAGAACTGGTGCAGTTCTAACTGCTGGACAGATTGCAACTACATCAAGTGATCCATTTAGATTTAGACCAGATGGTACACCTATTAAAGTATCAAGTACTGCCGTTAATATCAGTGATCCAAATGACCAAAGCAGATACATTAGTAACATCACAAATATGCGTGAAAATTTAAGTAAAGTAGGTACTACAGAACAGAACTTCTTACCATTATGGATGTCAACTGCACAGACCAATTCAGTAGAAGAACTAGGATATGTAACTGCTATTCCACTATGCTATTGTAAGCCTGGTACAAGTGCCCAAATACTGCTTAATATACAGAATAACGGGTTTGATTTCCGTCAATTAGACTTCGAAATTGACAGATATGTCATAGATAATACAACAGGAAACAGCAACGAGCAGTATATTCCTTTCGGGAATTATAGCTTTAATGTTTAACGTGGATAAATATATACACTAGAGAGGAACAAAAATGGCAAGTAATATTAGTAGTACAGGTGTTGACGCAACATTTCCTATAGCAGGTCAGGATAATGACTCGCAAGGATTTAGAAATAACTTCAACACTATTAAGAACAATTTTACAGCGGCTAAGAGTGAAATCGAAGCATTACAAACTGATACTGCAAAGTTAAATGCCGCGAACAACTTTCTAGGAAATGACGTTAGCGGAGCAAACTTAATAGCTAACACTGAAAAAGTATATCCAGGTGGAACTGTAACAAGTCCACAAAACGTATCATTTACAAATGGTAACTATCAAACATTTACTATTGGTAACTCAATTACACTTACATTTGCTGATTGGCCAACAAGCAACAAAGTAGGTAAGATTAGACTAGTGTTATTAGACACACTAGGTGACAGTACTGCAAGAACAGTAACTTGGGCAACATCAGGCGGTGGAACAATTAAATATGGTCCAGGCTTTCCAAGTCCATGTGTAGTAGATTCAAACGTAAACCCAATGGTATTAGATTTTTGGACTGCTGACGGTGGAACAACTGTGTTTGCTGAGTACGTTGGCGTCTTTAGTTAATAACTACACAGGATTAAATTATGGATCATCCGTTAGGCGAAGATACTGCTAATCTCTCAGATGAACAATTAGACGAAAAGATTGTTTTACTAACCAAGAAATTTTTTCAAACACGTAACCCTGCCGCAAAAAGCCAAATTAACATACTACTCGATATGTACAAGCTGGAACGACATACCCGTTTAGAGAAAAAACGGTTAAATGGATCCAATTCAGATCTTGACAAATTAATCAACATCGAGTAAAATATAATAATGCTGATGAAAACTGACGAACTAGGTATACCACGATTCTCGAACAAAGATTTACTCAATATGATCTACACAGGAAATATTGATAAGTGTCATGTGGTATTGTGTGATCCAAGTGATGACATAGAAAAGTTCAATCAACACGCAAAAGAAAATGGTATGGATACACTAAAGGAATATATTCCATTAGATGTTGACAAAGACCAATTTGATAAAACATTACAGTCAGAATGGTTTATGCCAGATGAATACAAGAACTTAGATGTTTATAGATTCTTGGAAGAAAAATGTGAAACACCAGAGCAGATTGTAAGAGTAGATGAAGAATTAGTAGAATTTGAGAAAAGAGATATGCTCAATTTATTACGTTATATGGTATATTTGGTAAGCTATATGCGTGAAAACAATATTGTATGGGGAGTAGGACGTGGTAGTAGTACGGCTAGTTATGTGCTATTCTTAATTGGAATACATAAGATAGACTCAATCCAGTTTGGACTAGACTGGCGTGAGTTCCTTAGATAAATACGTATATAATAGGAGAAACGTTATGGCAGTAAAACAAAGCGGTCGAAAGCAATATAAAACCATGCAGGGAAAAGCTGTAGATATGGATTTGCTTAGACAAAGAAATGAACTTACTCCGGCTGTAGGAAATGCCCGTGTAAATGCACGTGGTGATGAATTAGGCCCAGGTGGTAAGATTATTAAGAAACGCGAAGATGTTTTAGCAGAGTACTATAGAGATCATCCTCAGGCTGTTCCGGATGAAGTTCCAGGACAAGGCGTTGCAGAAGCAGATGCAGAAACTACAATAGCACAAACTAAAGTTGCTGAAGAAAAAGTTGCACCTGTAAAAAAGGCGGCACCTAAGAAATCAGCAGTAGAAGATGAGATGGCAGAAATTGACCAAGAAGCAGTTGAAACAGGTGCTGAATGGGTTGAAGATGCCGATGGTAATTTTGTAAAAAAAGGAAAATAGGAATATGGATACTTCATCATTAGGTGCAGGGCCTAAGCTCAAACCTACTATGAAGGGCAAGTTGCGTCCTATCAGAGATCGTGTACTAGCATATGACATGAACTTTGGTGAAAGAACTACTAAAGGCGGAATCATCATTACAAGTGATGATGGGCTGGAAAGAGGTGTTCGCTCACGTTGGTGTAGAGTGTATGCCAAAGGTCCTGAAAACAAAGACGAATATGAAGTAGGTGATTGGATCTACGTAGATCATGGACGTTGGAGTAGAGGGGTAAAACTTGATGAGCCAGACTTAGGTGATATTGAAGTAAGGCTTATAGACAATAAAGACATTTTGCTTTATAGCAAAGAGATGCCAGATGATGACGGCATCGGACATTCCACAGACTTATCACAACCATCGATAGACCCACAGAGTTTTATCAAAGAATAGAAAGGACACTACCTTGCCTAAAGTAGATCTTAATAAGTACAAAGAATTTGTACAAGAAGTAACGAGTAAAGAAAGCAACCAGTTGTCAGAAATGTTTTATGCAACTAAAGAGCTTGAAGCAAAAAACCCTAACGTTAATATGTCCTTATTGCTAACTGGTGGCATTGGGTTATCATCAGAAACAGGAGAATTTAATGAAATTATTAAAAAATGTATCTTCCAAGGCAAACCTCTTAATGATGAGACTGTATTTCACTGTAAACGAGAACTTGGTGACATTATGTGGTATTGGATTAGTTCTTGCCGTGCTCTTGGTTTGGACCCTAACGAAGTAATAGAAGAAAACGTTAACAAACTAAAAGCAAGATATCCAGGTGGAGAATTTGATGTCCATTATTCAGAGAACCGCCAAGAAGGTGACTTATAAAAGCCTGGCAGATTAAATACTGTCATGGACGTAGAAACAATCAAAGTATTAGATGATGTCATACCAAAATGGCTACATCAAAAAGCAGTAGAAACTGTACCCTACCTTCCACTTAAATGGGGACACAGAGGATTAGGTCCTGACCAAGGATATCAGTTCTTTAGTGATGCCTGGAAACACGAAGAAATAGATGATGCACCTTGGGTATTACAAGCCCTATGGATGGCATTTGAAGAACAAAAACACCTTATCGATCCCGATGTTGGTGACATACAGCTTAACCAGATCCAAGTTAACTTGACGACTAAGGACCATATAGGTGGTCTTCATGTTGACACACAAGGAGATACAAAGGCATATACTATGGTTTATTCAGTTATAGGCGATAGTGGAATGAACTTTTATAATAATGATAGCGAACTAAAACATAGTGTTGATTATGGAGATGCTAGATGTATAGTATTTCCAAGTGCAATGATACATGAAGGACAACCGCCTAAAGAAGCAAGTCCAAGAGTAACAGTAGGATTTATTTTTAGTGGTAGGTCATCTAAGTTTGCTAGAGATAGAGGAGTTATCATGCCTATATTTAAAAAGGAGCAAGAAGAAATTGTCAAATAATATTATAGTAATGGACGATGCTGTTCCTGAATGGCTACAAGAACAATGCGAAGCTACCTTACCGCACCAACCAGTAGTATTCGGTGAAAAAGGATTTAGTTCACATTGGCCAAACCTAAACGATTTACCTTGGGAAATAAAAGCCCTTTGGTGTGCAATTAATTTCAAAAGACACGACATCAAAGCAAAGATTCCTTTGTTTGGAAAAGCAGGATTGTTAACCTTATTAAATGTCAAAACAATTATGTCAACACAAGAACATTATCCTGATATAATTGCATTTGACGAACCATACGATACTGATGCTTCAGGTAAGATGGTTTATTCTGATAAGTCCAATTGGGTAGTTTATTATATGTTACAAGGTGATAGTGGAATGGAATTTTATCATAGAGATGGTAAAACTATTTTCGAAACAGTAGAATTCAAAAAAGGTAGATGTATTGCCTTCCCCGCTCGAACTGTACATAAAGAATTAAAGCCAAATAAGATTACTCCAAGATTTAGTATATCTTTCCTTTTTTCTGGATTATATGCTTGACTTTTAATAATCTTTATTGTATAATAATACAAACTAGGAGATTATATGAAACTTCCAACAACTGAATTACAGGGTATTGGAACCACTGGAGCCACTGGTATCGTATTAATGGTACTGCATATAATTGGCTTTTTACAAGGGTGGGCTTGGCCTATATTGTATGTGATATTGATACTGATGGGTATTGGACAGGAACGTGGTGCCAAAAAACAATGAAGTTAACCATACAAGATATTGGTGGTAGTATTGCCAAAGAAGATGAAAGATATGTTGTAAAGGATAATACAACACTAACCAATCTTGTAGTAAGTAGCACGGATTTAAAAGCAACCAAATCAACTAGCGGACATAAGCACGAAGGACAAGAAGAAGTTTATTACTTTGTCAAAGGTTCTGGTAGAATGGAACTAGATGATAAAACCGTAAATGTTAATGAAGGTGATGTAATATTAATTGAAGATGGAGTATTTCATCGTGTTCATGCAGGTCCTTTAGGTTGTTATTTTGTTTGCGTATTTGACGGTAGGAGAAAACATTGACAGTAGGTATTACTTTTAGTACATTTGATTTATTTCATACAGGACACGTTGCTATGCTTAAAGAAGCTAGTAGTAAGTGTGAACATATGATAGTAGGATTGCAATCAGATCCTTCAATTGATAGACCCGAAAAAAATAAACCAATCCAAAGTGTATTTGAACGTTATGTTCAATTATCAGGATGTAAGTATGTTAATGAAATCATTCCTTATGAAACTGAAAAGGACTTAGAAGACATACTTTTAACCTACAATATTGATAAAAGATTTATTGGTGAAGAATATAAAACCAAAGACTTCACTGGAAAGCAGATTTGTGTTGACAAAGGTATAGAAATATACTATAATAAAAGACAACATTCATTTAGCAGTAGTAACTTAAGGCAAAGGATAATTGATGGACGCAAGTGATGTATTAGTTCTTGAGCAAATCAAGAAATTAAATAAAAAAATTGATAAACTTCAGGATAGCATTGACTCAATTGATGCTAGACTAACTAAACATATAGGCTTTATTGAAAAGACATATGACGGACTACGTAATCCAATTGATGCGGCGAGGAGGTTTTTAGGTAAATGAAAGAACTATGGGTAGAAAAGTATCGTCCTAAGACTGTTGATGGTTACGTATTTAGAGATGAACATCAAAAGGCACAGGTCAAACAGTGGATCAAAGAACAAACTATTCCACACTTGTTATTTTCCGGTAACGCAGGTATTGGTAAGACTACACTTGCAAAGTTACTATTCAACGAATTAGAAATTAATGATTTAGATGTATTAGAGATTAACGCATCTCGTACAAACTCTGTTGATGATGTTAGAGATAAGATTGTTAACTTTGTACAGATGATACCATTTGGAGCATTTAAAGTTGTATTACTTGATGAAGCTGATTACTTGTCCCCTAATGCTCAGGCGGCGTTACGTGGCGTTATGGAAGAATATCACACCACTTCAAGGTTTATTCTTACTTGCAATTACCCCAACCGTATTATTCCTGCTTTGCACAGTCGTTGTCAAGGTTTTCATATTGCTAAAGTAGATATGAATGAGTTTACTGCAAGGGTGGCAGAGATACTTATTGCAGAAGGTGTTACTCCAGACTTGAATACACTAGACACGTATGTAAAAGCAAGTTATCCTGATTTACGTAAATGTATTAATACAGTACAAATGAATTCGCAAGATGGTAAACTACTTGCACCCAATGAAAGCGATAAGAATGAAGCTGACTGGAAACTTGAAATGGTCGAACTGTTTAAAGCAGGTAAGATCAGTGAAGCTCGTAAACTTGTTTGTGCAAGTGCTAGAGCAGAAGAGATGGAAGAAGTTTACAGATGGCTATATGATAATATTGATCTGTTTGGTGACGAAGAAACGCAGGACAAGGCAGTTATCATAATTAAACAAGGACTAGTAGATCACACACTAGTCGTAGATCCAGAGATCAATTTAGCGGCGACATTAATTAAACTAGCAAGGTTATAAATGGATACCAAGTTCGACGGGTTTGTAGGCATTTTTGATAACGTCCTTCCTGAAAATTATATAACAGATATCATAAAGTATTTTGAAGAACTAGATAAAACAGGCTTTATACAATCTACTAAAGACTTTGTTCCAGGACATGAACGAGATATGGACGAAGTACAGTTTATAGAACCGCATATAGTACATCAAGTTCGTGGAGTATTTTTACAAGAGTTTTACAGAGTACTATGGGAAACTGTCTGGCCTATATATACAAATAAATTTAGCATATTAAAAAATACACGCATGAGTGCTGACGGACTAAAAATGAAACGTATTAAGCCAGGTGGTGGATTTCATGATTGGCATTTCGAAACTGGTGGTACTAACAACGATAGACGAGTTGTAGCACAACTGTATTTAAATGACATTGACGAAGCAGGTGAAACAGAATTCTTATATCAAAATAAAAGATTTGCACCAAAGAAAAATAGATTATTATTATGGCCAGCTGATTGGTCTCATACACACAGAGGTAATCCACCAATTGGAAATACAAACAAGTATATCTTAACCACATGGATACAGGAGTCTGAAAGTGAAGATCAGATATTATCATAAGATTGATGGTTGGAGATGGCTAGGCTTTGTACTAGCTATGGTTGGTGCCTTTATTTTAAGTGGGGGTAATCCTGCCGTACAATGGATGGGCTGGTTAGTAGCTTGTTTTAGTTGCATGATCTGGATATATATGGGTATAAAAGATAAAGACGTACCACGTGCTTTAATGGAGTTGTTTTATCTGTTACTAGCTTTGAGGGGTATATATAACTGGATAGTATAACATGACGTACCTAGTAAATGACAAATGTGTAAATTGTAAACACATGGATTGTGTTGAAGTTTGCCCGGTTGACTGTTTTTACGAAGGCGAAAATATGCTTGTAATTAATCCAGACGAATGTATTGACTGCGGAGTATGTGTTCCAGAATGTCCAGTAGATGCTATCATAGAAGAATCTCAAGACGATGGTACTTGGTTTAACTGGAATAGTAAATATAGTGTAGAATGGCCACAAATAACACAGAAGCGAGATGAAGATGTGTTGGCTGATAGAATTCCGGCTGTTAATATTGAGATGTCGGATAAACCAGGTAAGGGAGATTAACTATGAAAATGAGAGCATCACATATACTTTTTTCTTATGCCGGTGCAACCAATAGCACACATAGTAGAGGTATTGCGTTTGCTATGAAAGATGCTGAACGTGTACAAAAAGATATTCAAGATGGCAAGTATTCTTTTGAGATCGCCGCAAAGGAAAATAGTGCTTGTCCAAGTGGAAAGAGATCGGGTGGAGATTTAGGTTGGTTTTTACCAGAAGACATGGTAATAGAATTTTCAACAGCCTGTCAATCAATACCTAAAGGCGAAATGGGGGCTCACCCTATAGTAACACCATTTGGTGTACACATTATATATAGAACAGGATAAAAAATGTCAGTAAAAATAATCTCTTATAGCAAGGCGCCTGACAATACAGATTTAAGTGACTTGCAAGAACTAATTGCCTACTGTGCCAGAGTAAGCAATCCAAGTAATCAGATGAACAAGGAAACTAGTGAAAAACTAATCAAGTATCTAGTAAAACACAAACACTGGTCGCCATTAGAAATGGTTAGTGCTTGTTTAGAAATAGAAACAACAAGAGATATTGCACATCAAATAGTACGACATAGAAGTTTTAGTTTTCAGGAGTTTAGCCAACGTTATGCAAACCCACAAGATATGGAAGAAGCATTTACATATAGAGAGCCAAGACTGCAAGATACAAAGAATAGACAAAACTCAATTGAAGTACATGATCAAAAATTAGAAATGGCATGGGGTAATATGCAAAAAGAAGTAATTGCTACTTCCAAAAAAGCATACGACTGGGCAATTAGAAATGGAATAGCCAAAGAACAAGCCAGAGTCGTACTACCAGAAGGCTTGACTAAGACTAAATTATATATGAATGGTACTTTAAGAAGTTGGGTACATTATATTGAGCTACGTGGTGCTAATGGCACACAAAAAGAACACATGGAAATTGCTCATGCCTGTGCCGAAGTTATTGCAGACATATTTCCATTAATGAAAAGTATAGATGTTTAATAAAAAACAAAAAGCAGTAGTAAATTTTGAAACAGAGAATTGGGCTGTACGTAAATATGCACCCATTAAACCTGCTTCAGAATTTATGCCAGGCCCTTGGAAACAAATGCCTACGTTTACTGATAAGAAACAACACAAAATAGACAGCGATCAAACTATAAAGGCTTGTCCGGGTATAGGCGACTATATGAAAACAGGCTTTATTATTCCTGCTTGGTGCGATATGGAAATTATCCCAAGCGAAGATGGGCAGATGGTTGAAACTAGATATTCTGATCCTGAATACAATAGTGCATTTCACCCAGCAGATCAAGTACACAATGAAGTAAGTTCTGTTATGCAGAAGTTTGGTGTTAAGTCAGCAGTAAAATTAGATTGTCCTTGGAAGATATGGCAACCTAAGGATTGGAGTTTACTGTATTTGCCTATGTTTTTCTTTGAAGGTAGAAACTATGAAGCTATACCAGGTGTAATAGATCATGACTTGGGTGCTTTGATCAGTCCTATTAACATCATGTTACTGGAAAAGAAAGTTACAAGAATTAAATTAGGTGAACCACTAGTACAAGTGATACCTATTAAACGTGAAAAAGTAACTGCACGTACAAGTGCATTAAGCAAAACTGCCGTTGATAGGCATAATGCTATAATTCAAACCAACAAGATTACATTCAACGGATGGTCTAAGTGGCAACACGCCAAGAAAACCTATGTTGTTGATTCACACGACACAGATCTTCCTGGCGACGAAGCCTAATCCCCGTAAATATCTAATACTTCACTAACCGCTTTGTGTCTTTCAATATCAGTATGTTGAAATCTTACAATATCGATACATGAAGTTTCTCTATATCCCTCTAGTTTTTTTACAAATTCTAAAAGACCGTTGTTTGATTCTCTGTCTGCCTGACGCAAATCTCCTGTAACTACCATATATGATTTCTCACCTATCCTAGTTAACAGCATTTTCATTTGGCTTGGAGTTGCATTTTGCATTTCATCTGCTACAATGAATGCTTTCTTAAATGTTCTTCCTCGCATATATGACAATGGAGCAATCTCTACTACGCCTTCTTGAATCATACCTTCTACTTCTCTTGGGGAGTAGTATTCTTTGAATACATCAAAGATAGGTCTTGTCCAAGGAGCCATTTTATCTTCCATGGTTCCTGGTAAAAACCCAAGGTCTTCATCAACAGACACAGCTGGTCTAGTAATAACAATTTTATCAACCAACCCGTCCTTAAAATTCTTAATAGCCACCTGGACCGCAAGTAGGGTCTTACCGGTTCCCGCTGGACCAATACCAAAGACTATGTCTTTTCTCGGGTCTAACAGTTTTAGCATATATGTTTCTTGATTTTTATTTCTGGGTAGTATTTGTACTTGTTTTGATTGATGTGTATTGAAGTTAATAATATTCGAACGTTGCTGTTCGTAACGCCTTTTGGCACGTTTTGCACCCATTAAGTATCTCCTTTATGAGTTAATCTACTATAAAGGCACCTTAAAGTTGCAAACACACAACTCTTTAGTGCGTCTATAATAATACTTATCAGGATACGGAGCAGACATAACTGCTCACTTATGTTTCGAAACCGGATAAATAAGTGTATAAGGTATAGGTGAAAACAAGATGCATGATGTAATGGACATAGTTAAAAACGTAGAGGGCATATACGAAAGCGATACCGCTTTTAGTATATTAAAAGACTTCGAACGTGTTTTAGATGAATTAGATCTATATGTGTACGAGAACTGGGAAGATGGTGAATTAGTATCAGGCCCTAATATAGAGCGTCATTGGGTGTCATGTGAATTTATGTGGCCTATGGATAAAATGCCAGACCCTATGGGAGGCAAAAGGCTATTAGATTACGATTGTAAAGTAGCATATAAAAAGACTTCAGTAATTAAACCACGTAAGATACGTAAACCAGATGATATTAGACCAGGATCTAAAAAAGGTAAGCTAGACAGACATCCTGTTTGGTGTGTAGAAATTACAATGCCTAAGGATTTAATACTTAATATATACAGTGGTTACAAAGAACAAACAGATTTCGTAAAAGAACCAGCAGTAGCATCAACACAACCAGCAGTAGATGACGTTCCACAAGATGCAGAAGTAAGTGCAGAAGGCGGAGCAGTTTAATGGGATTACAAACAGGCGATCTTAGAGAATTAATTTACGATGTATTTGAAGTTGACTCGTTTAAATCAAAAATGGGTGATGACAAAAACATAGTTGTAATGAGCTTTTCAGCAAGAACAAGAGAATCAGCAAACGACTTAATGAACTTTATAGAAAAAGGTTATCCTTTTGTATTAGATGCTGACGTAACATCAGGTGAACAACCAGATGGTACATATAAAGTATTTGTTGAAATGGAACGTTGCAAGGAATGTCCAGAGCAGGTTGTAGAAGTTGTAGATGGTGTTCAAAAACTAGCTGACTTAGACAAAATGCGTTTTAGATATTACAAAAGTTTCAAAAGCAATGATGTAAGTGTTGAATCAGTTACAAACACAGTACCATTAGACAATGATGCTTACGATATCAAAGTAAATGAAAACAACATGGAAAACTACAAGAACTTTTTTAACAAAAGCTACTTGGACAGTATTGAAATGTTGCAGGACAGCATTACATTTAAGAAAAAATTCAGTGGAGATCTAAAACTAGAAGTTGTTGATTTTGGTAAAACTGAAGATATTAACAAGTCAGTTACAGAGTCCTACGATGTCAATTCTTGGGCGGAAACAATTTACCTTACTAAATACTTAGGCGACTATGATATTGAAAAGTATGGAGATAAGATACTTATTTCCAATAATGGATACACAGCCGTAACTAAAAGGAATTAAAAATGCAATCAAATTACGACAAGTGCTTGGAGACTATTCTGCACCACGAAGGTGGATATGTAAATCACCCTAAAGATCCAGGCGGAGAAACAAACTTAGGTGTTACAAAAAGAGTTTATGAAGAACACGGTGGAACTAAAGACATGAAAGACTTAACAGTTGAAGATGTTGCACCGATTTATAAAAAAGGATATTGGGACAAAATGAAGGGCGACGATTTACCAGGTGGTTTAGACTTATGTGTATTCGACTTTGGTGTTAACGCAGGCCCAGGACGTTCAGCAAAATACTTACAAACAATGATTGGTACAGTTGCTGACGGAGGCATTGGTCCTAATACATTAGCGAAGGTGGCTGAGTATGTTGAAGCACACGGCATAGAGTCAACTATTGAAAATTTTCAAGCTGAAAGACAAAAGTATTATGAGTCTTTGAGTACTTTCGATACGTTCGGAAGAGGTTGGACTAGAAGAGTCGACGAAACTACAGAGTTAGCCAAAAAGTTAGTATGATTAAATACTGCCAAAACTGTGGTAGAGCACACGAAGGCAGATTAATCGAAGAGTTTAAAGACGGTGATAACAAACCAATAGAAGTAGTGGTTTGCGACCATCCACGTTACGAGGAAGAAGATGGAAAAAGTAGTTAAAGCAATAGCAGAACATTTAGACGTTGATGCGTCTAAGGTCGTACCAAGTGCATCTTTGATAGATGACTTAGGTGCTGACGACTTTGATATCGTTGAACTTACCATTGCGATACAAGAAGCAACAGGTACAAGCATTTCAAGTGAAGAAGAAGCTAACGTAAAGACAGTTGGCGACTTTATTAAATTAGTGGAGAGCAAGAGTGTTTAGTTCTATAAAAATTGCATTAATGTTAGTAGTGTTAGCAGGTGCTGGCGGAGGATTTATGTATGTAAAGAATCTAAAAGCAGACTTGGCTACATCAGAAGCTAACAATCTAAAGTTAGAACAAAGTGTTGAAAGTCAAAAGGCTGTTATTACACAGATGAAAGCAGACTTTGAAGCAATGACTAAAATTAAAGCAGAAATAGAAAAACAAAACAAAGTTCTTTTAGCAGAGTTTAAGGCTTTGGATAAAAAGTTTAATAAAATAAACGGAAAAGGCGAAGTACGTGATATTGGTGATCTCGCAACGAAGAGGCCTGAGTCCGTAGAGAAGATAATTAATAAAGGAAGTACCAATGCAATGAGATGTAGCGAAATTGCTATGGGCAGTCCATTAACGGAGAAAGAGAAAAATGCAACTAAGAAGTCTGAAATCAATTCTGAGTGTCCTAGTATTGCTAACCCTAACTACGTTCCTTACTAGTTGCGGTACAGCAGTAAAACAATTAGAAATCTTCTCAGTAAAAGAAGATAGACAACCTCTTGAATTACCTGCACCGTTAACACCTAAATTAGAAGAACTTAAATGGACTATTATTACGTCTGATAATGCTGACGAAGTGTTTGAAAAACTTAAAGCAGGTGGCATTGATCCTGTATTATTTGGCTTAACAGATGATGGCTACGAAGCATTAGCTAAAAACTTCGCACAAATACGTGCTTATATGCTACAACAAGACGAAATAATCAAGTCTTACAAAGAGTACTACGAAGGTACTAAGAACAAACCCAACTCCAAAGACAAGTAATATCAGATAAATACACATATAATACGAGGAGTATATATGTGGGAAATGATAGAAAGAATGGCTACAGATAGACTGTGGATCTACACAGCTCTTGTAGGGTCTTTATTTGGTCTTGCTTTTTCAACTTATTTTAAATCAACAAGACTTGGACTTTGGATGTACGGCCACTTTGACCGCATAGCAGACTACCTTGTTGAACGATGGGGTTGGACTTGGCTACAGCAACCAGATGATGCTTGGAGAAAGAAATATCCATACGTAACTAAAAAGATTGACGAGCTAGAAGCACGTTTAAAGAAGATAGAAAAGAAGAAGTAAAATGTTTGACCAATTAGGAATGGAACTTACAGATATATTAGCCCCGTGGATTGCTATACTAATATCCATATCGGCGGCTTTCTGGTTTAAGGACTTTGCAGTTAACCTAATGTCTGGATTAAAGTTTAAATTTAATCCTGCTTTTAACGAAGGCGATCATATTATATTAGATGACTGTGATGCAATAATTGTAAAGATTGGGTTACGTGAAAGTGTATTTGGTGTTTACAGTGACAAAGGATATGTTTGGAGATTTATTCCGAACGATAGATTAAAATTTCATAAACTTGAAAAGATAATTAATAAAGATTTACATCTTGATTCAGATGCAGAAAAAGGACGTAGAATGCAGGCAATGATTGATAAGGCACAAACAGACGCAATAGAAAAAAATTCAAACGATATAAAAGATATAAAAAATGGACGAAAAAGATAAATTAGATAAGGGGGCAAAGCCTGTGGCAGATGTCAAGAAAAAAGTAAATGTAGAGTTGGAAGTAGACACCTCTGTTAAGGACCTAGGTCCTAACCCGTATGCAAAGTTAATTCATATGGCAAGAGCCGTTGATGCTTGGAGAATTTTTCCAAGATTATTCTTAACTGTTTACATTGTACTTTTATACAAGTGTGTAATTTGGTATATGAACTTACCGCAACCTACTATGGAACAATCAGGTTTGATTAGTATTGTAGTTGGTGCAGGTGCGGCATGGTTTGGTTTATACACTGGAACCAGCAAGAAGTCTGACAAGTAAACTAGCTGATAAGTAATAGTATGGACTATTACAACAGCCTAGGTGTCTCACGAAACGCCTCTAGTAAAGAAATAAAGAGTGCATACAAAAAACAAAGTATGCAACATCACCCTGATCGCACGGGTGGTGACGATACCAAATTCAAAGAAATAAACGAAGCATACCAAACACTATCTGATCCTGAAAAGAAACAGATGTATGATCAGTTTGGTACTACTGATCCACAAAAAATGCACAGAACACACCAAGGTCAACAGTTCCATTTTAACATGGGCGGTAATGGTTTTGAAGAAGTGTTTAGCACATTCTTTGGCGAAGGATTTGGACAAGCTAATCCATTTCAAGGACGCAGACAAATGCGTAATCAAGATATAACTATCGCCGCAGACATTACATTAGAAGATATTATACATGGTAAAGAAGTAATAGCAACATATAGACTGCCAAGTGGCAAGGAACAAACAGTTAATATTACATTACCAAAAGGTGTACGTCCAGGAGATACTATACGTTACTCAGGAATGGGCGGAGACCAAGTTCCAAATATGCCAAGAGGTAATTTGTTTGTAAAAGTAAGAGTCAGAAGACATCCTGACTATGAGGTAGACGGCATAAATTTATATATAGAGAGAAACGTTAGTGTATTCGATCTATTACTAGGCACAAACATCAGAGTTAAAACATTACACGGTAAAGAAATAAGTGTTAGTGTTCCTCCAGGCTCCAATTCAGGTACAACTTTTAGTATAAGTGGACAAGGCTTACCAGACCAAAGAAGTGGTAGAACAGGTAACTTGTTTATGAAGGTTATTGGTATAACACCAAACATTACAAATGAACAAATTAGAGAAAGACTGGCAAAGATAAAAGATGAAATTGATATATCACCCAAATAGTTGGTTAGAAAGAAAAGTAGATCCATTTGATTTCGATAAGCTCAATGCTAAAGAGATCGAAGAACAAATGATTGAGATCATGGATAAGAATCAAGGAGTTGGACTTGCGGCAAACCAAGTTGAACTTAATGCACAAATTTTTATTATCAAACCAAACGGCTTGGAAGGTTATGAAGATGACAAACCTTTTGCAATTATCAATCCTAAAATTACGCAAGTGTCAGAAGAGATGATTGAAGGTGAGGAAGGCTGTTTAAGTTTTCCATTACTATACGTTAAAGTTAAAAGACCACTTGGATTGGTAACAGAGTGTCTTGACTCTAGCGGAAAAGAGTGTACAATAGAGTTAACAGGTTGGAATGCGAGAATCTTTGGTCATGAATATGATCATCTATACGGAATCAACTACATAGATAGAGTAAGTAAATTGAGATTAGATATGGCTAAGAAGAAGCAGAACAAATTAATGAAACGAATATCAAGACAAGTTAAGGATACTAAATTATATGGTTGAACCGAGTGAACAGTTACAGTTAGTTTTTGATAAAGCAGTAGATGTTTCAAAGAAATTACATCACGAGTATGTAACTATTGAACATTTACTATTTGCGATGTTATGCGAAGATAGTTTTGCTAAAATTATAGAAGGCTATGGTGCAGATCCAGAGTTCCTTAAAAAGAACGTAGAGAATTATTTAAAAACACAAACAGAAACAATTCAACTAGACAAAGCACAGGCTAAAAAGTATAAGCCTAAGAAAACACACGCAGTTGAAAGAGTGTTAAACAGAGCATTTACGCAAGTATTGTTTAGTGGACGTAATCATATTGATTGTTCAGATGTATTTTTAAGCATCATGAATGAAAAGAAAAGCTGGTCATACTATCATATCAGTAAATGCAACATTGATAAAGATAAGTTTGCAGACTACTTGAGCAATGAAGTAGCAGACAGCTATGAAGATGAAGAAATGCAGGGTATGGCTACTAGAGCTTTACGTTCATTTACAAGTAATCTTAATTCAGAAGTAGACAAAGGTAAAATTGATCCTGTTATAGGACGTATAGACGAATTAGATTCTATTGCACTCGCTTTAGGTAGACGTGCAAAGAATAACGTTTTGCTAGTGGGTGATCCAGGTGTAGGTAAAACAGCTATTGCTGAAGGCCTTGCCTGGAACATCGTCAACAAGACAGTTCCAGAGTTTTTATTAGAGTATAGTGTTTACAACTTAGACATAGGAAGTATGTTAGCAGGTTCTAAATACAGAGGTGACTTTGAAGAACGTTTTAAACTTGTTATGTCAGCACTAAAGAAACGTGGTAAAACTATTGTATTCATTGATGAAGCACATATGATGAATGGTGCTGGTGCAGGTGGCGGACAAAGTTCCAACGATTTAGCTAATATGTTAAAGCCCGTACTAACTAAAGGCAATATTAAAGTAGTAGCAAGTACAACTTGGGAAGAATATAGAAAGTACTTTGAGAAAGACCGTGCATTAATGCGTAGGTTTGCTAGAGTAACTGTTGACGAGCCAAGTAAAGAAGTAACTAAAGATATCTTAGAAGGTATTAAAAAGTATTATGAGGAGTTTCATAGTACAACTATCACAGAACAAGCTATTGATAGTGCTATTAAATTAAGTGTTAAGTATCAAGCAGATAAGAAACTGCCAGATAAAGCAATTGATTTGATTGACTGTGCTTGTAGTAGATTTAATTTAAAAGATCCAAAAGCTGAAAAAGTAATTGGAGAAGAAGAAGTTCAGTTTGAACTCGCAAAAGCAGTAAACTTACCTGAAGAGCAAGTTAAAGAAAAAGAAACTAACAATCTAGCTAAACTTGAAAAGAATCTTAAAGGTGAGATTTATGGACAAGACAAAGCAATTGATGAGATTGTTGACAAGATACTTGTTGCTCAAGCAGGACTTAAACCAGAAAACAAACCAATTGGATCATTTGTATTCATGGGTCCAACTGGTGTTGGTAAAACTGAAACAGCAAAACAACTTGCTAGTCAGCTAGGAGTTAAGCTAGTTAGATTTGATATGTCAGAGTATCAAGAGAAACATAGTGTTGCCAAACTAATAGGTTCACCTCCAGGTTATGTAGGCTTTGAAGAAAATGCAGGATTGTTAATTACAAAGATTCAAGAAAATCCTAACTGTGTATTATTGTTAGATGAAATTGAGAAATCACATCCTGATGTAAGTTCTTTACTACTACAAATTATGGACAATGGTTTTGTTACAGGTTCAAATGGCAAAACTGCTGACTGTAGAAACATTGTATTAATCCTAACTACTAACTTAGGTTCACAAGAAGCTGAAAGTAATGCTATTGGCTTTGGTGATGTTGTAAAAGAATACGAAGATACAGAGTTGAAAAAATTCTTTGCACCAGAGTTTAGAAATAGACTTGATGGAACAATGACATTTAATAAACTTGAAAAGAATACAATGATAAAAATTGTTGGCAAGTTCCTAGTAGAACTAAAAACTATGCTAACTGAAAAAGGTGTTACAACAACTGTAAGTGACGATGCAATAGACTTGTTAGTTGATAAAGGCTTTGATGCTAAGATGGGTGCAAGACCTTTACAACGTGTAATTGACAAGGACATTAAGACTCCTTTATCTAAGAAACTCTTGTTTGGTGATTTAAAAGATGGTGGTACATTAAATATCGATATTAAAGACGATAAATTTGTATTAAATATCGATAAAATCAAGGAGCAAGAAACCGTTGATCAAAAGAACTAGTAACAAACTGTTTTGGGACAAGTACGCCTACAAGTTAGGCGTATACAATTCCGCTACACATATCTTTAGAAACAAAAGACTAGAGAATGCTAGAGATATCATTGACGGATTAGAACTTAAGAGTGGACAAGGACAGCCATTAAGATTAAAGTTTCACAGATACTCGCAAAGAGAAACTGATATTACTGAAGATGATTTCTTTGATCTTAAAGTTTTAATAAGTCACTTCCAAGATAAAGAAGACTTTATGTTAAGATGTGAAGGATCACGTCTAGGCATATACTCCAACAACGTACAATGGTTAAAGGTAATAGCTAAGAAACTAAAAGATGTTCCTTGGTTATGGGAACCTAGTATGCCTAACTTAGAAAAGAATACTATTGTTGTAAACAAACCAATTGAGTATGAATTTAAAGCATATCTAAATGGTACTGCTGATCCTAACTTTGCTGATTACTGTATAAAAAATAAGGACAAGATTAGAGCTGGAGACAGACTAATACGTGACCTAAAACAGGAACGTAATTTAAAGGGCAAATACATATATGTTAAGAATGATGGCATACTTACTATCGTTAGATTGTTCTTAAATGACAATATAATGCGGATCGATAAGCTCGTATACCAACCCTCAACAAGATAAGTACTTGTATGAAGAAGAAAACTAAAGTATTTGGAAAGAAAAAAGCAAAAAAAGACATACCCTTTGAACCTAAACCATATTACTATACACAACGTGACTGGGATAGAGCAGTAGGGTGGGGAAAAGTACCAAAAGAGTACCAGTACCCTGGAATGGATTATTCGGATAAATAGTAGTATGAGCAGTTCAGAAACAATAATGTCAAATCAAGTACACGCAGGAGACTCTACTTCTGCTACAGTAACAGGTACCAAGTTTAAAGGTGACGGTTACTATGGTAGAGCAGATGGCTTTCACACAGTACAGTATAACGTATCAGGTTTTAATGGTACTATAAAAATGCAAGGTACACTTGCAACTGATCCTGCAGAAGCTGATTACTTTGACATTGATGGAACTGACTCTAACGGCACAGAAGGTAGCTACTTTTACAATTTTACAGGTAACTTTGTATGGGTAAGAGCACACGTAACGTTTACGTCAGGTACTGTACAGAGCATTTTATTGAATCACTAGGATAATAACATGAAGAACTTTATTAATATTGTATGGGATAACAAAGCTATAAGCGAAGTAGATGATTATCTAGTAGATACTGTACTAGAATGTGCTGATGAGGCCTTGCTAGAAGACGAAACTAGCTACGAAACATACGATACTATAGATGGTGGTACTGTATTAGCTGTAGAACTACATAAACAGCTAAATGATGAAGAATCTACTGTTATAGCAGAGCGATTAGCTAATAAATTGTTCGATTTAGGCCACAATAACTTCGATATCGAAATTTCCGTCTAGCTTTAAACTATGATAAATACTCTTAGTATAGGAGTATTCTATGTCTAAAACATTTAAAGATTATTTAAAAGAAACAGAGGAACAAAACCGCTGGGTTGAAGAAACCTACGAAGGTGATGATTTCTACATAGCATATGGTGATATGTGGTTCAACGAAGATGAGATCGTAGACGAAGCAGAATACCAAGGACGTAAAGTTAAACTAGGCAAGCCAATGAGAGGCGATGTCAAGAAGTTCAAAGTATACGTCAAAGATCCAAAGACTAAGAACGTTAAAAAAGTAAACTTTGGTGATCCTAATATGAAGATTAAAAAATCAAACCCTGCAAGACGCAGATCATTCAGAGCTAGACATAACTGCGATAATCCAGGTCCAAGAACAAAAGCAAGATATTGGAGTTGCCGCAAATGGTAAAACTAGTTGAATTTACAGATGACAAGCACGAAGAAGATTTAGGCTTTAATGTTGTTGAAGACTTATGTCAACACATGAGAAACGATCCTATGTTCTATCGTAAACAATATTATCCAATGATGGCATTAATGCAGGATAAATTAAAGAAGGGTGAAACACTTGATCAAAGAGAGATGTTAGCACCTATGATAGAAAAAGGTTGTAAGCATTACTGCTCTAAATACGATATTCCAAAAAGTCCAGAAGAACTTTTAACTAAAGAAGATTATACTGCAATAGTTGAAAAGTTATATGGAGAAGAAATGGAGTTGATCAGAGATGGAGATTATTAATGTTTCTGAGGGAACTATTCGAGGCTCCTAAAACTGCCGTATTTGCTTTCGGGCGAATGAATCCTCCAACCATTGGACACGCAAAACTAGTTGACGTTGTAAAGGGACAAGACGGTAAACCTTTTCTATTCTTAACACACACTCAAAAACCTAAAACAGATCCTTTAAGTTTTGCAGAGAAAGTTTTCTTTGCACAAAAAAGTTTTACAGGTATTGAGATAGGAAACCAAACAGTTAAAACAATCATAGATGCTATGAAGCATTTAGAAAAAGCAGGCTACACAGATATCATTTATGTAGCAGGATCAGATAGAGTTGCATCATTTGAAAAATTATTAAATGACTACAACGGAAAAGATTATAATTTTAATTCAATTAATATAGTAAGTGCAGGACAACGTGATCCAGATGCCGAAGGTGCTGAAGGTATGAGTGCAAGTAAACTTAAAGCCGCGGCCGCAGAAGGTGACTTTGAAACTTTTAAAACAGGTGTTGCTGGAGATGAAAAACTAGCTCAAATGATGTACAACAAAGTTAGAGCAGGAATGGGCATAGAAGAAAGTTTACAAGAGTTAGTAGTTAAACAACAAAAGCCTAAACTAGATGTACTTAATAACATAGCAAGTAGAAGCGATGGTAAACCTTTTCCATTAAGCTGGAACGCAGACTCAAATGAAATTACAGTAGGTGGTAAGATATATGTAGCACCTAAAGAAGCAAATAAATTTTTACGTTTTTACGATGGACAAGAAAAAGAAAATCAAGAACTAATGAACAAAGCTCTTCAAAGTGCAAGTAAGACAGCTAACCTATTTAAAAACATAGGTATAGATTTTGTTTGGAAACAAAACGAAAACTTTGCAGACGGTAAAAAAAAAGGTAAAAGCAGACCCGGTAGAGTAAAAAGATCAGGAGCAAGTTGTAAAGGTTCAGTTACAAGTTTAAGAGCGAAGGCTAAAAAAGCCAGTGGTGAAAAAGCTAAGATGTATCACTGGTGTGCAAACATGAAGTCAGGGAGAAAGAAGTGACGTTTGAAGAGATGTCGATAGATGATAAAATAGACAACTTGAAAATACGTATTAGAAGTTTTAAACACAGATACAAAGAAACACTTTATAAAGAAGATGGACGATATAAAAACACTACAGAGACTAGCAGGGATAGGACAATTTCAAGGTTACACTCCTTTTCAAGTAGACGAGAATCCTAGCATAACTGCAACTGCGGTACGTAAAAAAGAAAAAGAAATGGGCGTCAAGCCTGGAGATAAGGAATGGTTTAAACTTTGGTTTAGCAAACCTTATATGACAGGTACTCCAAAGTTTAGAGGTAGAAAGAAGAAGTAATGAAACTACGTCAACTATATGAAAATGGTGGATTAATTGTGCCCGGTGTTAATACAACAGCAGATGTAGGACCTGACGAAATCAAGAAACAAGCGGCCAAGCTAGGATTAAAGGTTGACAAAAAAGGAATTCCAGCTTATAATATGCACAAGAAGGCTCATAAAAATAGTGATCCAAATACTTTATTTAATTTGGGCATGGCAGAGTCAAAGAAAGAAATATGGAACGAATGGAAAATTATGCCTCAAACAATTAAGCCAATGGGTTTAGTACATAAGAAAGGCACAGGACCTAACAATAGGTTTGATTTTAAAAACAAAGGCAACAACAAAGCCAACGAAGCAGATGCTACACAGATATCAAGTGCAACTGAAATTTATGTTGATATGGACGGTGTGCTTGTAGACTTTTTTGATGCTTGGACAAAATTACTAGGTGTGGACGATTGGAAGGAAATCAAAGATGTTCCTGCCGCACTACAAAAAATTAGAGATACAAAAGACTTTTGGATAGATCTTAAACCAACTGCAAATCATCAAAACTTATTAAACATCATTAAGGAACTAAAAGGAGAGTACAAGATATTAAGTGCTCCTATGTCCGATGATGAAAGAGTTGAACCTAGCAAACGTGAATGGGTAAAGAAACACTTAACAGCTTTTCCACCTAAGGAAGTTATTATAAGTGCAAACAAAAGCCAATACGCAACACAACCAGACGGTACACCAAACATACTAATTGACGACTTTGGTCAAAATGTAAGCAAGTGGGAAGCCTCAGGTGGTGTAGGATTTAAACACAAGGATCATAAGTTTGAGAGAACTGCAAACAACTTAAAACAATATTTTGAAAAACCTGCGACGGAGAGATCATTGACTAAAGGTGAAGAAAAAGACAAAGAACGTTTTGTAAAGGGCATGAAGAAAAATGCAAAAGACTTTAAGAAACGTTATGGTGATGATGCTAAGGCAGTCATGTATGCAACAGCAACTAAGATGGCAAAGGAAGGTGACTTAATTCCGTTACCAAAGAATAGCTTTTCAGTAGATTCAGATGCTACAGATTACGACTTTATGAAACTAGGACGTAACATGGCCAACATAGCTACAACTACTCCAGATGATGCTAACATGGGTGATCAGGATATTATGTTAAACTTCTTTGGTGGAGATATAGAAGCACAACACATGATCAAAAATTTAAAACGTTTAGGATACAAAGTAGGTGACGT